TGGAAATAAGTATGAAGTACAGCTTGGCAGGCGCTCAGTTAGAACATGATAAGCAGCAGGCGCACAACGACCTTATGATGCAGGATGCTCAGTTGCAGCATCAGCAATACAACGAAGAAGCCAACCGGCAAGCCAGCCAACAGCAGCATAAAGACAACTTAAAGGCCAAAGCGAATGAACCAAAACCATCTAAATGAGTGGCAAGCCGCTGAAGCACGGCTGGTCGCAAAGCGCATTATTTCCCTGGAGCATGCTGATGGATGGGCCGATTTTGTGAAGGCTGCCGAGACTTTGGCCGCCAATCATATTGGTAAACATAGTTCATTCAGTGCTGATGACGCCGTTAAGATCGCCAGCAAGGTAGCTTACTCAAGCGGAATCCATGCTTGTCTTGGCCTTATCAAACAGCAGAAGAGTATTTTGGATTCTCTGACCCCAAAAACAGAGAAATAGATTTAATAAGCCGGATTGCCTTGGATTGTGTTTTTGCCAGGGACACGGGGACAGGCGCGCCATAGCGCTATTTCATTGTGCCAATAGAGGAATTTGATCCATGACCCTCGAATCACAAGGGGCTGATAACCCGCTGGACATTATCGCCAGCCTGGGGACATCTGAACCACAACCTGAAGCAACACCGGAAACACCGGCTGAACCCGACGCACCTGTAGAGCCAGTAACGCCACCTGAACCCGACGCACCGCCAGTAAGTGAACCACCGAAAGCGGAACCGCAAGATGATGTTCAGGCTGAGTTAGACCGGCTTAAGCGGGTCATCGCGCAAGATCCGAACCTCCGCGCCAATTACATGGCTGAGAAGTTTGGACACATTCAGCCGCAACCGCTCATCCAGCAACCACAAGCACCGGCTTACCAACCTCAGCAACAGCCGCAATATCAGCCACCAGTTCAACAGCAAGCGCCTGCGCTTCCGTTTGATCCGGCTGAGTATGACCCGATGGATCCAAGCCATACAGTGGCCTTGGTTACTCACATCATGCAGCAGCAATTGCAGCCGTTCAGTGAGTTCGTGAACCAGAGTAAGCAGCAGGAAATCCAGCTCCAGCAGCAGCAGGCGCAAGAGCGTGTGCAGAAGATGGAAATGGATATCCGAACCAAGCTGAGTGAATCGGTGCCTGGATTCTCCGACTCTTTTAAGCCGACGGCCACCTTTGAGCAGCAACTGCTTAAAGATGCGGCCATCAGTGCCTTTTCAAGAGCGATGGAGCAATACCCACAGGAATACTGGGGAAATCCGGTAGTTCATCAGGATGTTATCCAGAAATTAGCCCCACAACTCAACACAGTTGCCCAACGGCTCGGCCTAACCACGGCAGCCCCCGCCAATACCGATGCTACAAAGCAGGCAATGGCTAGGGAAATGCACGTTGTTAGCGGTAACGCCGCTCCTGCCACTTCCGCCAATCCTTTCAGTAAGGCGGCGGAAAAAGGGGACGCCTTGGGCATGCTGACCGCAATTAGCAAGATGAAATAGCGAAAGGGCTAAACCATGTCACAAGCACAAAGTTTTAGTACAGATTTTACAAGTAGGTTGGAAGCCATCAATAAGATGCTGTCCACCATCGCGGAACGGGACACCAAGTTTTTATCCATGTTCCTCGACCTGTCTAACTCCGTGGATTCCTACTTCTGGGAATGGTCGGATAAAACGCTGGTCGGATTCAAGGACGTACTGACCACAGCATTGTCGTCCACCACGGTAACGACCATCACGGTAAACAGTAACAGCAACGTACCAAAGCGCTATATCGATGGCACTACAACCATTCGTATCGATAGCGAGTACATGCTGGTAACGTCTACCATCACGGTATCGACCAACTTCAGCCAGTACAACGTTACCCGCGCCCAAAAAGGCACCACGGCGGCCACTCATGCGGCAAACGCTCAGATCTTGATCGTGGACGCACACCGGATAGAGGGTTTCACCGCTGGCCGGGATGACAGTCAAAAATCAAGCAGGCGCTTCAATTACACCCAAATCTTTGAGCGCCAGTTGATCATGACCGGCACCAGCCAGTCTATCAAGGCGGTTGGGGATGAGATGAAGATTAACAAGCAGGCTTTGGACTTGACGAAAGAGCTTGTTAAAGAGCTTCAAATGTCCTTGATCCACGGTATGCGCTATTCTCCGAACACCAACAACCCAACAGATCGCACTTTCGGCGGCTTCTACTGGTGGGCGACCCAAGGCGGCGGCAATAGCACACCCGCTGGCGGCAATAACCTATCCACCGACATGATCGATGACGTGATTGAAGCCTACCTGAACAAAGGCGGGGACGCAAACAATCTGTCTATGGCCATCTCCATCAAGCAGCAACGCAAGCTGAATGATTTGAAGCTGGCCAGGATCATCGGTGGCGGAATGACCCAAAAGGAAATGGGGCTGAATAACTTCGTGGAAACCTACGATTTTGGCAGCCGCGCCCATGTGGATGTCATGTACCTGACCGACTTGGCAGACGATGAAGTTTACTTCTTCGACAAGTCCAAGATCTCGGTTAAGCCGCTGCAGGGCCGCACATGGGAGCGCACTCCCTTGGCAAAAACCGGGGATAGCGAGAAGGAGTTGATCCTTGGCGAGTATACTGCCGAGTTCCGCAACTGCTTTGAAACCCTGTACCGTTACTCCGGCTTGGCCGTATAGGAGGCTGTCATGAGCGTAACTAATCGCGTATTTAAAAATGAGAAAGTCATTGAGCTGGCGGTCAATAGCTCTACAGATGCGTCCATCATTCTGACGGATGTCAACGGGAACAGCTATTTCAACCTTGGCGACATTGACTGGACACGGATTGTCATCGAGTACAACCTGACAATCACGGGCGGTTCTTCTCCTGTGGTCAGGGTGACAGGCTTAACAACCTGCACCCCTGGAAATCCGGTTGCAACTACCAGTGATGTGCAAGCCCTGCAAGGAGACGGTTCAACCGTGTTTCGCACCGGGTCAATTTCCGCTACCGGAGTTGGCGCAGTGGCGACAGGCCGAACCAGCACCAGCGCGGCAGCTTCCAACATTGGGAAGTTGATCGGTGTGATGCTGGAAAAGGTGTCGGGAACGCTGGGCACCACGACCGGAATCGTCCGGTTGTACGTCAAAGGACAGTAATAGAGTTGGGGCCAGTGTAAAAGCTGGCCCCTCCTTTTTGGAGCGCTATGAACTTCCTTCAAATTGCCCAAGAAATTGCCGATGCCCAAGATGGAAACAGCATAACCACGCTGGAAGGCACGTTTTCAAGTTTGCCGCAAGAAGTGCGCCGCTTAAAAGCCAACATCAACAAAGCGTACAACGTGGTCAAACTGGCGTTGGGCATCCGTAACGAGAATGCGGAAATTGTCGGCACCATTCAAACGATGGCGGGACAAGAGAGCTATGCTTTCCCGGCTGGCATGCTGACAGTTCAGCAAGTCCGCTATGTCAACAATCTGCCCATGCTGATCGTGCCTTGGGACGAGTACGAGCGCACCAAGTCGGATTTCCTGTTGGAATATGTCCCAATCAACAGCAGTCCTTACACTTGCTCGATTTATCAGCGCAAAATCTGGTTCTTTCCGCAGCCAGATAGCTCATATTCCATTTCAGTCCGGGGCTTAAAAAGCCTAACAGAGTTGGCCTTGAATACAGACGTTCCGGATCTACCGGATGAGTTCCATCGGGTTATTAGAGAGTTTGCGCTCTACTATGAAATGAAATATGAGAATAATCCACAAGCTGGGAATCTGGTCACGGGTGAAGGTGGCAAGATGGCAGGACAAGGGGGTCAAGCGGCGGATGCTGTTGGCATGTTTGAACTGGTCAAAAAGACCTTCCGGCAGCATAACGAAATCCCGCCGCGCATGAAGTCTATTCATGAAACCCAGCGCCGCGAGCGGTGGAGATATGGGCTTCAGTGAGCGTTCAGCGTATTTACACCCAGTTCCAGGGCGGCATCAATAAGCAAATAGGCCCGGTGGTGGTGGATGGCGGTCAATCTGAAGCCATGATGTTTTGCGAGGATTCCTATAACTGGGAACCTTCCGAAACCGGCCTGATTAAACGCCTGGGCTATGCCAACCTGGGCCAATTTCCTGGCCAGATTACCGGATTGTTTGAGTTCATTGATAATTCAGGCAATCCTCAACTAATCGTCTGCGCTGGTACTTCGGTCTATTCCAATACGCCTAGCGGATTGCTTAAAACCAGCCAAACAGCAGGGGCCATGTATCAGTCAGTAGTCTGGACAAGCGGGGCAACGCGCCTAATTATTCTTATGAATGGCGTAGATAAGCCACTAGTTTATGATGGCGTAACCTGTTCTGTCTTGACCGTGACAGATGATACAAGCCCCATATGGAATGACGCTAGGCCCAAAGGAGCTTCAGAATTTCGGGGAAGCCTCCTCTACTGGGGCGACCCAACGCACCCATTCAGGATTTACAAGGCGCGTCCAGGTACACACAATAATTTTGACAACACGCTCGGCACCGTAGACGCCTTTGATGTCGCGCCGGTCGGTGGCATCCTGACCGGCATTAAAACGCTAACCAATAATTTACTAGTAATATATCAAGAGTATGCAATTAAACGACTTTCCGGATCCGCTCCGTTCGCCTCAACCAGTGGGGACGCTTATCAACTCAATGAGGTCACGGATAACTTTGGCTGTATCGCACCTCTTTCTATCACTGGAAACGATCTTGAACATTATTTTCTCGCTGTGGACGGCCTTCGCCAGTTAAGACCCATTCAATCCTATGGCGATGTTGACCCCACGCAGCCGACTTACCCGATTCAGCCTATCATCAATGAATTGAACCTTTCGCACGATATCATCAAAAACGCTTGCGCCACTTTTGACAAATTAAACAAGCAAATATGGTTATCTGTTCCAGCGTATTCAAGCGCCACTAATAACCGAGTCATTATTTTTGATGTCATCACTCGTGGTTCTGAGCTTAGACCGGATGGGGACATTGTAGGGAGCTACCTAACCACTTTTCAGCGCAAAGTATACCACGGCGATTATAACGGCAATGTTTTCAGGGACGATGGAAACAGTTATAACGGGGCGGTTATCAGCGCATCATGGAAGAGCAAGATAATCGCCCATCAAGGGATTTCGGTATACAAGCGGTATAAAAACATTATCCTGCAAGCTGATTCCGACAATGGTGGCGACATTGTGGTTCAGTGGAACATCTATAAGCGAGGGCAGCTTGATTATAAGAGCAGTACTCAGACCGTTAGCGCGGATGGGGCATTGTGGGATGTGGCATTGTGGGATCAGGCGGTCTGGGCTTC